GGTGTAAGGACAGCGCCGAGGCTGGGCAGTTCAAGTCCGTGGCGCTGGACAGCATCAGCGAGGTGGCTGAGGTCGTCCTCAACCACGAGATGAAGAAGAACAAGGACGGCCGCGCAGCATACGGTGAGATGAACACCACGATGCAAGAGCTGATCCGCGCCTTCCGCGATCTTCCGGGCAAGCACGTTTACATGAGCGCCAAGCTGGAGAAGTCGCAAGACGAGATGGGCAAGATGCTCTACAACCCCGGAATGCCGGGCAAGAGCCTGACCCAAGGCCTGCCCTACTTCTTCGATGAGGTGCTCGCTCTGCGCGTAGAGCGCGATGCCGAGGGTGTGACCCAGCGGGCCATCATGTGCGACAGCGACGGGCTGTGGCTGGCCAAGGATCGCTCGGGCAAGCTCTCCGCTTGGGAAGCACCGGATCTGGGTGCGATCATCCAGAAAATTGGGGACAGAGCATGACTGACCTCAAGGAACTAAGCAACGACTGGCTGCGCTGGAAGACCTCTGAGGAGGAGGCCGTCATCGAGCGCCGCAAGATCGAAGACCAGATCGTCAAGATGCTGGGCTTGCCCGAGGCGTTTGAGTCCACCGAGACAGCCGAGCCTACAGGCTTCGTGGTCAAGATCCAAGGCCGCATTGACCGCAAGGTGGACTCCACCAAGCTGCAAGAGCTGGCCGCTGAGATGGGCCTGTCGGATCACCTGCCCAATCTGTTTAGGTGGAAGCCTGAAATCAACATGTCAGCCTGGAAGCAGGCCGACGAAGCAATCACTCGCCCTCTGGCTGGTGCAATCACGGTCAAACCGGGCCGTCCGTCTTTCAAAATCACTGTTAAGGAGTAATCATGGCTTTCCTACCCGAATCTTTTGACGCTAACGAACTGCCCAAGGGCAACACCGGCGCTTTCGAACCCCTGCCCGCTGGCTGGTACACCGCCACCATCAGCCAAGCAGAGCTGAAGGACACCAAGGCTGGCACCGGCCAGTACATCAAGCTGCGCTACGACATCACCGGCCCGTCTCATCAGGGGCGAGTGGTGTTTGGCAACCTGAACATCAAGAACCCCAACCCCAAGGCCGAGGAGATTGGCCGCGCTGACCTGGGCGAGATCATGCGGGCGATTGGTCTGGGCAAGGTTACCGACACCGACCAGCTCATTGGTGGCCAGCTCGGCATCAAGCTCTCCATCAAGGAAGACGCCCAGTACGGTGCGGGCAACGAGGTCAAAGGCTACAAGTCCATGTCTGGAAGCCCTGCGCCGGTGGCAACGGTGTCCGCTGCCCCTGCCCCTGCCGCAGCGAAGAGCGCTGCGCCGCCTTGGGCTAAGAAGTAAAAAAATAGCCCCCGGTTTTTACGCCGGGGGCAATCAAACAACTAAACAAGGAGTGGGCAATGCAAATACCCGAGTCGGATCATAGCATCCAGGCGCTGATTGACAAGCACCACGAGCAAAAGGCTGAAGCCCCTAGGCCGCACCTGGGCGTCAGTACGCTGGGACATGTGTGTGACCGCTGGCTCTGGCTGTCGTTTAGGTGGGCCGTGCAGCCCAAGTTTCCGGGCCGAATCCTGCGCCTGTTTCGCCGTGGCCACCAAGAGGAGACGAACATCATCGCTGACCTGCGGGCCGTTGGGATTGACGTTCGCAAGGTGTCAACCCAGCACCGGGTGGATTTCGGCAGTCATGTCTCTGGCTCACTGGACGGGATCATTGAGAAGGGCGTGCCCGAAGCTCCCAAGGCCCAGCATGTGGCCGAGTTCAAGACCCACAGCAAGAAGTCATTTGAAGACATGGTCAAGAACGGCGTGGAGAAATCCAAGCCCGAGCACTTCGTTCAGATGCAGGTCTACATGCACGGCACTGGCATCGAGCGGGCGCTCTACTTCGCCATCTGTAAAGATAACGACCAAATCTATACAGAACGCGTCAAATATGACAAGGAAATCGCGGAAAAGTATGTGCGCCGTGGGCATTACATTGCATTGTCAGAGCGCATGCCACCGCCGATCAGCGAAGACCCGAGCTGGTATCAGTGCAAGTTCTGCGATGCACACAAGTTCTGCCACGAGAGCAAAACCACGGAGCACGCCAACTGCCGCACCTGCGCTCACGCTACGCCCAAGTCCGACAGCACTTGGCACTGCGCCCGCTGGGATGATTCGATCCCGCTAGACGCCCAGCGCACGGGCTGCGAGAGCCATGTGCTGCATCCTGATCTGGTGCCGTGGCAACGCAAGGATGGGCCTGATCAATGGACTGCGATCTACATGATCGACGGCGAGGAGGTGGCCAATGGCCAACCATCCTATGCCGTGTTTGGCAGCAAGGAGATCCTCGCCAATCCGAGCGAGTGCGCGAATCCTGGGCATCAGATTGCCAAGCTGCGCGAGGAGTTCAATGGAAGGATTGTTGGCTGATGCTCCGTGACTACCAACAGCGCACCATAGACCAGCTCTATGCTTGGTTTTCTGCGGGCAACGCTGGCAACCCGTGTCTGGTGCTGCCCACCGGGTCAGGCAAGAGCCACATCGTGGCAGCGCTATGTAAGGATGCCTTACAAAACTGGCCCGAGACTCGGGTTCTGATGCTCACCCATGTCAAGGAACTGATCGAGCAGAACGCCGAGAAGATGCGCCTGCACTGGCCTGCTGCACCGATGGGGATTTACAGCGCTGGCATCGGTAAGCGAGACATTGGCGAGCCGATCACGTTTGCTGGCATCCAGTCCGTACGAACCAAGGCCGAGATGCTGGGCCACCTTGATCTGGTGATCATTGACGAGTGCCACCTTGTCAATCACAAGGAGGAGGGGGGCTATCGCAAGCTCTTGGCCGACCTCAAGGCAATCAACCCGGCGCTGCGCGTTGTGGGGCTTACCGCCACACCATACCGCTTGGGGCATGGCCTGATCACTGACAAGCCCGCGCTCTTTGATGCGCTGCTGGAGCCGGTGAGCATCGAAGAGCTGGTGTTCAAGGGCTACCTATCCACACTGCGCTCTAAGGTCACCAGCGCCAAGCTAGATACGTCCGGTGTCAAGAAACGCGGAGGCGAGTTCATTGAGAGCGAACTGCAAGCCGCCGTGGACACGGACGACAACAACCAGCGCGTGGTGCAGGAGGTGATCACATTAGCTGGCGATCGCAAGGCTTGGCTGGTGTTCTGTACTGGTGTGCAGCACGCCGAGCACGTTGCCGAAGTCCTGCGCCAGCATGGAGTGTCCGCTCAGTGCGTCACCGGAGAGACACCAAAGGCCGAGCGCAAGCGCATGCTCGGTGACTTCAAGGCCGGCAAGTTGCGTGCGCTAACGAACGCTAACGTGCTGACAACGGGGTTCGATTACCCCGATATTGACTTGATCGCCATGCTGCGCCCGACCATGAGCGCAAGCCTGTACGTCCAGATGGCAGGCCGAGGGATGCGCGTCAAGAGCCACACCGATCACTGTCTGGTGCTTGACTTCGCTGGCGTGGTGGAGATGCACGGGCCGATTGTCGCCGTCCAGCCCCCGAAGAAGGGCGGTGACGGAGATGGCGAAGCCCCTGTCAAGGTCTGCGATAACTGCGACGAGCTGGTGCATATCTCGGCCAAGGAGTGCCCTGCCTGTGGCCATCCTTTCCCTCCGCCAGAGGAGAAGAAGCTCAAGCTGCACCATGACGACATCATGGGGATGGAGGGCAAGGACTTTGAGGTGACGGGCTGGAGCTGGCGCAGGCACATCAGCAAGGCCAGCGGAAATCTGATGCTTGCTTGCACCTATTACGGAAGCCTGTCCGACAAGCCGATCACCGAGTATTTTCCTGTGCTAAACGATGGCTACGCAGGCCAGATGGCGCTGCAAAAGCTGATGACGATTGCCGAGAAGAGCGGGTCAGATCTGTCCGAGATTAGCCGCCTGAAGGGCGCAGAGGCGCTTGATTACATCGTCATCCAGATGGGCAAGTCGAAACATCCGAACGCAATCGAGTACCGGATGGACGGTAAATTTTTCAAAGTCGTAAGGAGAACATGGGATGAGACACACGGAGCCTGAAATCGTGACGATGTACAAGGACTGGATCAAGGCTGGCCCACCCAGGTGCTGCCACACCTGCGAGCACTACGGGACGGACGGCCTGTGCATTGAGTTCTGGATGCAGCCCCCGCCGGAGTTCGCCGCCTCCGTGGGAGAGTGTGACAAGTGGCAGCAGGAGGTTTCGTTTTGACTGATGCCGTACCGAGCGAACATTTTGAGCAGCGCGAGCTGGTGAAGTGGTTCCGCCAGACCTTCAAGGGCGTGAGGATCTTTGCAATCCCCAATGGAGGCGTTAGGAGCCTCTCTACGGCCGCGAAACTCAAGGCCGAAGGGGTGAGTAGCGGGGTGCCTGATCTGTGCGTCCCAGAGTGGCGCTTGTGGATTGAGATGAAGCGGGTCAAGGGCGGGTCACTGAGCGCCGAGCAGAAGGATTGGATTGCGTACCTAGAAGGTGTGAAATACTGGTGTATAGTGGGCAAAGGTGCTGAGGACGCCAAGACAAAGATCCTCGCTTTCAAGGAACAACATGACAAAAGATCGCTATATGACGGTGCGCCTCCCGGCGGAGGTGGAAGCCCAGATTCGACAGCAGGCATCGGCCAGCACTAGGACGCTGGCAGCTCAGATCCTGCACTACATCAAGCAAGGGCTGTTGCAAGAAAAAGACAAGAAGTGAAATTAGGGTTTGTCCCTACTTGCGATTGTGTGAAATTGTGGGAAGATACATCCATCGACAACAACTTCTCTAAGGAGCTTCTCATGTTCTCTACCAACCAAATCGTCAAGGGCAAAGTCGCTGGCACTTTCGTCATCCTGGCTCTGCGTAACGTCGGCGGCGTGTCCTACGCGCAGCTCAAGGAAATCTGCCCTGTTACGGGCAAGACCCGCCGCGGCGAGATCTGCTTGCCCGTCGATGCCCTTCGCCTCGCCGCCTAAAACAACCCCGGCCCCTCGGGGCCTTCACCTGGAGACAACAATGCAAACCACCAAACGATTCGCCCGCACCCTAGAAGAAGCCTTCGGCCCCGGCCACCGAGGCGGCATCTACGAGGCTCCATCCGAGTTCGGTCTGGCCGACAAAGTTATCACTGGCTTGTGCGGCATCATCTTGTTTGGCCTTCTGATCGCAATCCTGGCGGGGTGGCTGTAATGCACGACAAACTAAACACCGAGATTGACAAAATCGTCGCGGAGATGGCACCTCCGCAGAACTCCATCGGGATGCTCTCCACCGATGACGTTGTGCGTCTAGTTCGCAAGGCGGCAACGCAAGGAGCTATGGCTGGCTGGGTGGCTGGCGAGCGCACGGCTCGCTCCTACTGGACTGGTGAAATGAACAAGCTGCGCGAGCAAATCAAGGAGTTGAAAGAGGAGCTGATCAAATGACCGGCCCTTACTTTGAGTCGTGGGAGCACGAGAACTTGGTGAAGTTTGCCAAGGAAGCCTACGCCAAGCTCCAAAAGCAGGAGGAGGAGCTGCAACGGTTGAGAAAGCCTGTTTGGCCGTTTCCTAAGAGCAACAGCTATCCGAACGACATCCCGGAGGCGCTGCTATGAGCATCGACGCAATGAAGCAGGCGCTGGAGTACACGCGGCCCGGCGCAATAGTTCCGGTCACTCCAGAGACCGTGAAGATATTGGTGGACGCCCTACGCCTCGCCATTGAGCAGGCCGAGCGGCAGCAGGACGATTTTGCATATCGAGAGGCGGTAAGCCTTGCGAAAGCAATCTTCAAAAAGCATTTTGCTCACGAAGAACACTACGCCTCTGGGCGGATTGTGTGGGAGCCGCTTGACACGACTGCCGGAGTGATTTCGCAAATCGACAATATGACCTGCCGACTTGTCGCCCCGCCCCAGCGCCAGCCGCTGACGGATGAGGAGATCAAGCCAATCGCAGATGAGTACCGCATTCTCTTTGGTGGCTGGGTTGTTGACTTCGCCCGCGCCATCGAGCGCGCGGCGATTGCAGCAGCGAAGGAGAAATCATGAGAAAAAGTTTGCACCTGACCACCGAGTTTTTCCCGCGCCTGTGGCCGTGCTTTGCCGTGGGGTTTTTCAGCGGCGGCAATGAGTTTGTCCTGCACCTTTATCTGGTGTGCTTTCGCATCCGGTGGGGGTACTGATGAACAACGAGAAAGTAACCCACCTGCCAGCCAGCGTGAACTACACCCCAGAGCAGGCGCTTAAGTCGGCACTGGATATGTGTGAGGATGGTGGCCTGAGCGATGTGATGATCATCGCCTACGACTGGGAGGGCGAACTGTTTGTGCGCTCATCCAAAATGACCCGGGCCGAGGGGCTGTTCATGGTGGAGAAGGCCAGAGAGTGGTCAATGTATGGAGGTTTGGAATGACCCGCGACGACATCATCCGCATGGCGCGGGAGGCTGAAATTGTTGTGACCGGCGAGGCGGTTTGGAAGTTGTGCGAACTTGTCGCTGCAGCCGAGCGCGAGGCGTGTGCGAAGTTTGTGGAGGATGAGTATGTGCGTCAGTTTGAGCGGCCTTGGCGAGAAGACCTCGCCGCCGCCATCCGCGCAAGGGGGCAGGCATGAAGTGGCTAGAAACACTCGCTGAGAAGATCGCCCTGTGGGTACTCAGAAGGGCGCGTAAGTCTTCCGCTGTTTCCGCTCGGCAGTTTGAGCAGTGGAAGCGAGACTACAAGGAAGACTTTGGAAAGGACTTCAAGCAATGATCCTCGTCTTCGCCCTCCTGATCCTGTTCGTCTCCATGCTGGCGATGATTCCGCTAGCGCTAGACCCTGAGCTGCGCCAGAACGTCACGTTTTGGGGCATCCCAGTAATGGTAGTTATCGCTTTTTTGCTATGGGCGTAAGAATCCAACTAGTTCGTGAGCTTCTGCGCGCCAGCGATGGCCTAACAGTCGCCCAGATTGCGCAAGCGGTGCAGACCGACACCTCGCACATCCACCGGATGCTCAACAAGTTCCCTGACGCCTACATTGACCGCTGGATCAAACGCGGCAACATCACCACCGCCGTCTGGTGCGTCGTTATCCCACCACCTAACTGCCCTCGACCCGAGAGCCGGAGAAACAAATGAAATGCAAATGCCCGCCCGGAAGCCCCTTCCACTGGCGTGA